TTATGTCTGGATGTGGTCGTCAACACATCCTCTTTTAAATACAGGCGCTTTTACCTTAGTTGGATCATCTGTTTTAAAGATTTTCAATCGTTCACTGAAGAACATTACCTCAGATCCTTTGTACCGATCTTGGGCACTGTAGTTTATTCCATATACTAATGATGATGTCTTATACATAGCTTGGATCTCAGGAGTGTTATCGTAAGAAACAATCCAAGGTGTTTTAATATTATTCTGTACGACTTTTGCAACCCTAACATGATCATCATGATTATAATGGTTGATATATAAACCTTTACCTTTTATGTAATAAGGTGGATCCAAATATGTTAATGAGTTTTGTGGCAATTGAATAACTATTTTTTTAATGAAATCAATTGCATCCATGTTATATAAATCTATTCTGTGACGATTTTCTGATATTTTATGGATTCGAGAAATCAAATCACTCTTATTATAGCGAGCGTCAAGCTTCCATTTCCCTTCTTGATTTTTACCGCCAATTACTCCACCTTTTAATATTCCAGAACGATTTGTTCTATTGAGAAAAAAGGTTGAGAAACCAATTGTTAAAAGATCATGGTCTTTAGGATTATTAATTATATCTTTCTGCCTAAACCATTCATCCATTGTAACTTCAGTTCTTTCAATTAAAGAACATAATTGATCTGCATGATTTAATACACTGTGCCAAAAAGCATAAACAGAAATATTAATATCATTAAGGATGATTTTTTCAGCTGCATTTAGATGTAACAGTTTCAATGCTAAACCAGCACCCCCAGCATATGGTTCGGCATAATGTATAGGCGAAAGATTATTTTCTTCAATAAGCCGAAGCATGAAATTTGCAAGCTTGCCTTTACCGCCAGGATAGCGAAGTGGGGTGTTAAAACGCATATGATACCTCTAAATGTCAGATCTAAAGTATATCAAAAAAAGGGCTTTGTGGCCATCACATAAAGCCCTTTTTAATCAATTAGTTATCTGACAGATATGATGAGATGGTAGCAGAATCGACACCATGTCCACTTGTCATAATAACTTTAAGACTCTTTATTAGTTCATTCTTGAAGCTATCCGATTGCACAGGATTTTTCTCGACCCAATATCGATATGGGTTATCTTTAACTCGCCCTTTTACTTGGGCCTGAAATTGAGTCGTATGTGCAAAATCTTTAAACAGTTTTCTAACTATCCCGCCATGTTTTTTGTTAACTTTTTTATAATTATCTATAAGGATTTTTAAATCAATCGGAGCGTTACCAATCTTTAGCGTTGCAATTATGTCTTTAGCTGTTTTCATAAAAACAGCTTTTGTAAATTTATTTTTATTTTCCCAATATGCATCATCAGGTGGTAAATTATATAAAAACTCAAAAATCATTTGGTCTGGAGGTAAGGTGCTTGGAAGCAAACATAAGTTTTTTTCTTTTTTGGCTTTTTTTGCATTAGCACTATTGTCGTGGACAACATCACCGTCTAAGACGATCAAGCTTTTAGCTGTAAATTCTGGTATTTTTCTTGCCATTAAGTCAAGCATGGCAGAGCAGCTAATATTTATATTCCCTAATGGATTTAATATTTTATTTATTTTTCGATCTGTTATCAATTGTTTGAAAAAGTCGAAACCTTCTTTGTCTTCAAAATATACATTTGCCTTTGGAAGACAAATGTCATCATTAATTTTTACAGTTTCAACATGTAAATCAGCGTGGATATCTGTCCATGAAAGATTATTCTTTGTTTTAATATCTCCATATGTGTCTGTAAGATATATTGTTTTAAAGCTATCACTATCTTGTTTTGAACGATTATAGATATCCTCTATTATTAATGGAGAGTGCGAGGTCATGATTATTTGCAGATCGTATTGTTTTGCTGCTTTAGTTAGAATATTAATTAGCTCTAACTGTGCAGCAGGGAAAAGACCTGCATCGGCTTCATCAATTAACAATATTCCGCCATGATAATCAGAATAAGTTTCCTTCAATCTTTTAAATGAAAAAATTGCTTGGATTAATTGTCCAACATTATCTTCACCAACAGATACTGATTGGTGATCATAATTGTCACCATGGACAACCATTGAATCGATAGTACCTTTTGTTGCTGTTACTGAGCTTCCATTGTTTTTTAGTAAGAGTTGGTTACTCATCATTCTGATTTCATCAGAATTTTCATTGATGTACTGAACATCCCGTGTTGAGTAATCAGTCCTTAATGTAATAGGAAGAAGTCGTGCTAAGCTTAAAAAAATAACAGGATGAGTAACGTTTCTACTTTGGTTTTTTTCCGGTATTGAATCATTTCCCCTGACTACAGGCCTTGATTTATCTCTGTCACTGTAGCTGTATAAACCTAATGTTAGTTTTTCAAGATGTTTGTTCGATGCACCATCATAGACACTAATTTTGACGTCCATTGAACCAGGAACATCAAATTGTTCTGAAAGCCTAAAATGTTCGCTGAAAGCTGACTTGAAGCTGCCATTTGTTAATGTTTTATATTGTGTTAAATCAGTCTCAGGGTTTTTGGTAAAGTCCTTTGTAAAGCTAAATATTTGGGCGATAATGCCAAGAATTGTGGATTTAGATGTGCCATTTTTACCACAAATAACAGTTAGGCGAGAACCAAACTCGATGTTTATATTTTTCAGTCCGCGAAACTTCACAACATTTATATTTTTTAGTTTGGTAATTTGATTTGCCATGTTTCTATCTTGCTCCGTAAAATGGCCACAAATTGTGGCCAATAGTTTCATGCTTGGATTATATTGTTATCTTCTTCAAGCTTGTTTGTCCATCATATTCCTTCAGATATGCGCCATAGTGCCTGAAAAGCATCTCAGGCCCTTTATGCCCCATTTGAGCTGCAAGCCAAAACAGGTTTGCTCCCCGGCTGATATGGCTGGTGGCGAATGTATGCCTGGTTTGATATGGGTTTCTGTAACGAATACCTGCTTTTCGCAATGTTGGCACCCATGCTTTTTTCCTAATTGCATCAGCACTTGCCCAGGGTTTATTGGTCTTTGGATCTTCAAAGACAGTAGCATCCTTCATGAATGTAAATGGCTTCTGGTTTATCAACGCCAACATTGCTTCTTCAGTCAGTTCAACTTTACGGGTACCGGCTTTTGTCTTTGTTCCTTTGATAACTCCGACAACACTTGCGCTCTGAACATGGGCTGTTTTTCCAACAAAGTCGATATCATGCCATCGTAGGGCACATAATTCAGAACTACGCAGGCCTGTATGTATGGCGAACCGGAACAGATTTTCCCATTGTTTGTTTCCGGCTGCTGCTAGTAATGCATCAACTTCTGCTGGTGATAGCGGATCAACCACATAGCTGCTTTCTGCTTCTGACTTATCACTTTGGTAGCGCGAAGCTGTTACTAACGATACGGGGTTAATTTGAAGTACCCCATCGGTCACGGCTTCATCAAGTGCTGACCGCAGGAAAGATAACTGGTTGCGAATGGTTTTTAAGGTTGTTTTCTGGCTTTGAATCCACGCTTTCAGGGTTGCTGGTGTTAATTCACTTGCAGGGCAAATGTGAAGTGAGGCTAACGCACTACGGCATTTTTTATAGCCACCAATCGTAGAGGGTGAAAGTTTTCTTGTTTCGCAGATTTCAAGATATTCGTCCAGGTACATCTTTACCGTTTTGCCTGCAGCAGCATTACCAAAAATTTTCAAACGAGCAGAACGGGGAAAATATTCTGCATAAATGAATGTTCCCCTTTCGATCTTATTATGGATTTCGCCGAGTGTACGCTCGGCGTATTTAATGTTCTTTGGTGTTACTTCCAGATTGGAAAGCGGCTCACGACATCTAACTCCTTTGTAGGTGAAAGTTATATTGATCGTTTCGCCCTGGCGGTGTTTCCTGATTGTTACGCCGCGCGGTAGTTTGAGCAGTTTTGTCTGGCCCATTTTGCAACCTCACTAAGATCAATCCACCTCTCCTTAACGCCTTCAACCTTTAAAACCTGAACACCTTCACGCCAAACACCGCGCTGTACACGTTTGTTTATTGCTTCAGGAGTTTCGCCAGTTTCTTTGCAATAAGTTGAGATTGGAACACAATCGAGGTTCAGCATATGTTTCTCCACTTAGCCCGCTGCACACGGGCAGTAATATCAAATTCCAGTCCTGATAATTAATTTTGTTCCCTGGTTGCTACCTGTTTTATTGGCCTGATGCTGTCCAGTAGCAGACGGCGACGCATGTTAGGTGCCCCCCAACGGTAACCAGTCTTTTTGTCGTAGGATTCACAACGTCCGGCAACCCAAGACGTTTCAGTGGAATGTAATTTCATCCGCTTTTCACCGTCTCGGGTGATAACAATTCCTGTATGAGTTTTTATCACGCTCATTTCTTAGTCTCTGGTGCTTTCGGCATTACTGCCCAGTGAGTGATATTGACGTTTTCAAGGTCCCCGACCTGAAATGTCCACTGCCATTCTCCGGTTTCTTTTTGTCCCCAGGTGTACCAGAGAGAACGCCAGCCAATCAGCCAGCCTTCTCCGTTAGCATCAAATAACAGAACACTTTCATTTGCTGGTGGCAGTTCAGCTGACACTGGTATTATTTTGCTTTCCAGTGCTGCACATTTAGCTTCAAGCGCGTCGAATTTACGTACCAGGTACTCAGCATTTGTTTCGTTCACTTTCAGATCTCGCGGTACACATTTCCCGCGAAGAAACCCTTCCATTTCGAAAACATTTATGCGCATTTGCGTAACTCCGATAATTCGTTAAAGCGTTCCATAAACATCCCGTAGGCATGGCCTGGAGCCAGTGGAATCACGTTGAATATCTCTGTTGCCGGGATACCTTCCAGCACAGGCCAGAAAGAGCCATCATCAAGCCCGAGATCGCGGCGTTCGGTTGCCAGCATGATGAGATCGGCATATTTCACGGGTGTACTCATAACCGGGGGTAACCCGTATTTCTCACGGATTACGGCGTCTATTTTTTCTTCCATCAGTTTATAGTCAGGAAGAAGGCGTTTCAGTGGAGCCGGGATGTCCTGGCAATACGCTTCTGTTGCATCATGCATTAACGCTTCAAAAGCAAATTCCTGCGGTACCAGCTGGCTGCAAAGCACCGCATGTTGGGCGACGCTGTAGAAGTGTGAAAGATGGCCGGCAAAGCGACAGATATTTGAAAGGGAAACCGCGATATCGTTAATATCGATGTTGTCTTTATTTATCCTGTCATAATAAAAATGTTTCCCGGAAAAAGTTTTAATAAATGACATTTTGTTCTCCACGTTATATGCGCTGCACCGCGCTGAATTTTGGTTAAAGAAAACCCTCGCCTTCAGGCGATTATTGAGTCAATTACGTTTCCATAAATGCCCCCGCAGGGGCATTTGCAGTAATGAAATCAGGCGGTGAAAGTCCCAATAAAGGTTTCTACTTTGCTGTCCTTGAATTTCTCAACAAGCAGATCACGAAATTCGTTAGCCATATCTTCCTGCACCGCTTCCAGCTGAATAATGCGCAGAACCAGTACCGGACGATCGCCAGTGATAATGCTGAGGCGTAATTTAAACGGACGTTCTTTCAGACCTTCAAACGGAACGCATTTAAACTCAAATGCCACTGGCATAATGTCTTTGGTCTTCGCTTCGACAGACTCCATCAGGGAGCGTTTGCCGCTGAAGTCATTATCTTCAAAATCAGCAGTCTGGTTTGCTTCAATCGTGATTTTACGGACCGCCGCAGCCGCTTTTGTTGCCTGAATGGTGTCACCATTAGCATCAAAGCCCACAAGGTAGTCGGCCCAGTCTTCAATCCATTCTGCCAGTGATTTCTGGGAGTTACGCTCGCCATTAACAGACAACAGAGCAGAGAACGGTGCTGTCTTTTTCAGTTTGAGAGTGGCGGTGTTATCTGCGTGACCTGGTTCATCAATAGTACCCAGGTTAAGCACACTGACGGCACGCATATTATCGGCATCGATAAAGCAGCGGGTGCCTTCATCTGCAAGATCTTTAGAATAACGGGTAAAGTCATCGATGCTGGCAGTGGAAAGCGCACCACGGAAACGGAAACGATTTAAATTAAATTTTTCCAGATCATGAATGCGGAAATTCTCAGGCAATGCCACAGCATCGGCACCAATCTTACTGATAATTTCATTAACACCCTGAGCAGAAATAAGGGCATGGATTTGATTAATTGCGGTTGCGTCTAAGTTCTGAGACATAATCAGTCCTCACTATATAAAATATTCAGTGATGAGATAAATAATCAGTTAATTAAAAACGATATTAATGACCTGCTGCGCGGAGTTTTCCGTCAGGTTCACCGGCAAGAGTCAGTAATTGTCCCTGGTCTTCCTGCAGAATAGTCAGGCGACCACCGCGATTGACATACATCGGCGTTTCGGTGGTGTCTTCTTCGGAAATTTTCCCGCGGTTAGTCGGGCGAACATATGAGAGTTTATGTTTTATTTTCACACGGTTCTCATCAAACGGTTCGATTTCCAGGTTGAGCGAGACCTTACCTTTGGTTTTCGTGTTCATCACACCGGAAGCGACTTCACTGAGAACTGCGCCGATTTTGGTTTCAAATACGCCGCCGTCCAGCTCCCCGATAAATGCCTGCACATCAGTACTGCGTTCGCTAGCCATTTTGCTGCTCCTCATCATATCGACCCTGCAAGGTCGGTTGGTTTCTCCACAAAACAGAGAAGAACACCTGCGGTGGCAGCCGCCCGGATGGATTGGGTTATGAGCCCGTCGTCCGGTGATGCTCTTCTCTGTTTTGTAAAAAGAGCGGTACCAGCCGGAAGCAAGGGTACAAACTGGTACCGCCAAGACTACACACAGCATAAAGTTGTGGTGCCGGGTGCCTCCCGGTGCCTGGCGAAGGTTGCACACCAGACGGGTGGGTATCCACAGAAGGTCGACTGTCAGCCTCAACCTTAACCCGCGTGCGCTGAGCCGCATTCACCACAACGCTAAGGATTCTCTCTGGTTGAAAATACTTAGCTGTTATGTGCCTGTCTTTTCACCACTTCAGGCTCGGTGGTATCCTTTTAAGCCCGTATACATAAAAGGAAAATCAAATGACTTTTGATGAAAAAGAACTTGATAATGCAATTAATAAAATCATCGTAACGTCGCTCTTTTCCTGTCTCAGCGACACTCAGCAGAAACAGTTCTACGAATCGGCTTTCAACATGATCGAGCGTTGTTGTTTCTGCGATGCCGACGAGTTACCTGAAAAAATCAGAAAACAGTTGGCTGATGCTCTTCGAGTGCGACTTTCTGACCAATTTTCTGAAATGTGCTCTCCGAATTTGGACAAATAGAAAAAGGCCATTTCCATTCAGGGTCTGATGGAAATACTTCAGCCTGTTCCAAAGCACGGCGTAAAGAGAATACAACTCCAGCCATAATCTGATGTTTCCCATTGGTCCAGCTATCGCCGCTCTGATCTACAGGAGCGGCTATGTCGTATGACCAAACGACTTCACCACTATTGTTTAAAATCTGGACTTTCATTTTGTTCTTTAACCTCCAGATTTCCGCGCATCTAAAGGCGCATTCTCATTTGGTGTGAACTGAATAGTTGTGCTGATATTGATTAATGCTCCGACACACAAGACTACGCACTCAGAGCAGATAGCAACTTCATCTTTTCCGCCTTTGGCGATGATTTTTTTTGCCTGCAGCTCGTTTGCGCCACAAAACGAGCATGTGAGATAACGGTTCATTTGCGCTCTCTTACACATAGTATTTAACGAATCATCCGGTCATTCATACGCCACCGGCGGCTACTTCGTGGGCGTCCTGCCTGTTCGTTATCTTTGACATAAAATCTAACTTAACTTAGTTGTTATGGCAAGAGAAAACACCAAACTTTTCTTAGTTCGGTGCCTTAGTTAGAGAAGAGAGGTCTTAGAGTTCGTATTGAACTCCTTTGACTACACCAATGATAAGGCAATTACCATTGATAGGGATGTTGGGATACCGAGGATTTAATGGCACTAAAAACTTTTGAGGGCCATCGATGACTAATTTTTTTACTGTAGCTTCGTTTGTTCCATCAAGTCGAGCGATGACTATTTTTCCATGACGAGGTTCTGCATCTGGATCTACAATCACTGTTGCGCCTTCTGGTATTGTTGGGAGGCCATTAGGGTTAGCCATGGAGTCACCTTTAACCTCTAATGCAAATGAGTTATCACCAATCTTTAATGATGTATCTACCCACTTGTCCACTTCACTAAACACTTCTGCTGCCCTGCACTCAGTAAACTGCCCAGCCTGAACCCACGATATTACAGGAACTCTGCGCATGTTTGTGACGAGTTTGCCTTCAAACTCAGCACCATAAAGAATGTAATCTATTGACGTATTGAAGAACTTCGCTAATTTCGAAAGTGCCTCCCCACCAGGGGTATTGATGTCTTTCTCCCAGTACCCCACAGCAACGTCGCTTACTCCACAAAATTTACCCAATTCTTTCTGGGACGTTCTGGTAACTCTTCTCAGAGCTTTTATACGCTGACCAACCGTTTCCATAGGAGCACCATTTCTTGAATTGCTAAGTAATCTTAGTTTTTATTGACCAAAGATAGATTTGTAATTAGCATCTAATAAAACTTAGTTTGGAGGGCGTATGACAACTGACGATATCGAAAGCTACTTCGGCAGTATTGAGAAAGTTGCTGCTTTTTTCGGCATAACAACTGAAGCCGTTTATCAGTGGCGAAACCGTCCGGGCCAGTTAATTCCAAAAGGACGTGCAGCAGAAGCTGCATATAGAACTTGCGGACGGTTGCCATTTAAACCTGAGCTTTATGAAAAATCTAATGGATAAATCGATTAACAGAAACCACAGAACGATGAGGCTAACCGTGGGTAAGCATCACTGGAAAGTAGAAAAACAGCCTGAGTGGTACGTGAAAGCTGTCAGAAAAACTATCGCAAAGTTGCCGGGTGGTTACGCTGAAGCAGCTGACTGGCTGGATGTAACAGAGAACGCATTATTTAACCGCCTTCGTGCTGATGGCGATCAGATTTTCCCGCTGGGATGGGCAATGATTTTGCAACGTGCTGGTGGAACTCACTTCATTGCTGATGCTGTGGCGCAGTCTGCAAATGGCGTCTTTGTGTCTCTTCCTGACGTCGAGGATGTGGACAACGCCGATATTAACCAGCGTCTGCTGGAAGTCATTGAACAGATCGGCAGTTATTCAAAACAGATTCGTTCAGCAATCGAAGACGGTGTAGTGGAACCGCATGAGAAGACAGCAATTAACGACGAGCTGTATCTCTCAATTTCGAAGCTGCAGGAGCATGCAGCACTTGTCTACAAAATTTTTTGCATTTCAGAAAGTAATGACGCCCGCGAGTGTGCAGCTCCGGGCGTCGTGGCGTCGATTGCTTCTGGTTGTGGAGAAACTAACGCATGAACAGTTTAACAACACACTACCGTCGCTCGCAACTGATTGCACTTCCTGTACCGGGTGGAAAAGCGAAGGTGGAGTATTGCTATGCAGTGAATGTACCAGGTGACAGGGAAATTGTAACCCACAGCTTTGCAGAGTGGGCTGTGGGTGATTTCAACCGGCAAAAGGAGACAGTCCTTTGCGACAAGTTAACCGCTGGTTCAAAGATCACTACGGAGTGCCCGTCAGAGTCATTCGTTGGGAACCGGAAACACAACGGGTTATCTACCTCCGCGAAGGCTATGAGCATGAGTGCTTCAGCCCGCTCGAACAGTTTCGTCGTAAATTCAGGGAAATAGAGGTCGGTCATGAGCACTAAATTAACCGGCTATGTATGGGATGGTTGCGCTGCGTCAGGCATGAAGTTATCCAGCGTGGCAATTATGGCCCGCCTGGCTGATTTCAGTAATGACGAAGGTGTGTGCTGGCCATCAATTGAAACCATTGCCCGCCAGATTGGCGCGGGGATGAGCACCGTCAGAACGGCTATCGCACGGCTGGAAGCGGAAGGCTGGTTAACGCGTAAGGCGCGTCGCCAGGGTAACCGCAATGCGTCGAATGTTTATCAGCTTAACGTTGCGAAGCTTCAGGCAGCGGCATTTTCTCAACTGTCAGATTCTGACCCGTCAAAATCTGACGCATCAAAATCTGACCAGTCAAAATTTGATGCGTCGAAATCTGGCAAAAAAGCGGGTTTTCACCCGTCAGAATCTGGCGGGGATCCGTCAGTAAAATCAAAACATGATCCGTCAGATAAAAAAACTTCTCGTCCGGACGCTTCGCAACCGGACACGCAGACGGCTGAACAAGAGTTTTTAACTCGCCATCCTGATGCGGTTGTATTCAGCCCTAAAAAGCGCCAGTGGGGAACGCAGGATGATTTGACCTGCGCACAGTGGCTCTGGAAAAAAATCATCGCTCTGTACGAGCAGGCCGCCGAATGTGACGGCGAAGTGGTACGTCCTAAAGAACCGAACTGGACAGCCTGGGCAAACGAAATTCGCCTGATGTGTGTACAGGATGGGCGTACTCATAAACAAATCTGCGAGATGTACAGCCGCGTCAGCCGCGATCCGTTCTGGTGCCGTAACGTGCTCAGCCCGTCGAAGCTGCGGGAAAAATGGGATGAGCTTTCCCTGCGCTTATCGCCGTCCGTAAGCACGTACACCGAAAAACGCGAAGACCCGTACTTCAAATCCAGTTACGACAACGTGGACTACAGCCAGATCCCGGCAGGATTCAGGGGGTGATTATGAGTCTTTTGAATGAAGTTCAGAAATTCATTGAAGCCCATCCGGGGTGTACTTCCGGAGACATTGCGGATGCTTTTGCAGGTTACTCACGGCAGCGCGTTCTGCAGTCTGCAAGCAAGTTACGTCAGAGTGGGCGTGTGGCTCACCGTTGTGAAGGAGATACACGCAGACATTTCCCGCGCCTGACTGAGAGAGCGCAGGAGCCGGAACCGCAACCAGTTCGTGAAACCAAACCTGTGCGTAATTTCTATGTCGGCACTAACGATCCCCGGGTGATTTTGTGCCTGACCCGCCAGGCTGAAGAACTGGAGTCCAAGGGCTTATACCGTCGTGCTGCAACCGTGTGGATGGCGGCATTCCGTGAAAGCCACTCCCAGTCAGAACGAAACAATTTTCTGGCGCGCCGTGAGCGGTGCTTACGGAAAAGCAGCAAGCGCGCTGCATCGGGTGAAGAGTGGTATCTGTCAGGGAATTACGTGGGGGCTTAATGAGTAATAAATATTGCCAGGCGCTGGTGGAACTGCGGAACAAACCAGCCCATGAACTGAAGGAAGTGGGCGATCAGTGGCGCACGCCGGACAACATTTTCTGGGGAATTAACACCCTGTTTGGCCCGTTTGTTCTGGATCTGTTCACTGACGGTGATAACGCCAAATGTGCCGCGTATTACACGGCGGAAGATAACGCGCTGGCGCATGACTGGTCAGAACGTCTTGCGGAGCTTAAAGGTGTTGCCTTTGGTAATCCCCCATACAGCCGCGCCAGTCAGCATGAGGGGCAATACATCACCGGCATGCGTTACATCATGAAACATGCCAGTGCCATGCGTGATAAGGGCGGGCGCTATGTTTTCCTGATCAAAGCTGCCACCAGCGAAGTGTGGTGGCCGGAAGATGCGGACCATATTGCTTTTATTCGCGGGCGTATTGGTTTTGAACTGCCTGCCTGGTTTATCCCGAAGGATGAGAAGCAGGTGCCGACAGGAGCTTTCTTCGCTGGTGCTATTGCTGTTTTCGACAAGACCTGGAAGGGACCGGCAATCAGCTACATCGGGCGCGATGAACTTGAGGCATGTGGTGAAGCCTTTCTGGTGCAGGTTCGCCAGCAGGCGGAAAAACTGGTCAGGGAGATGGCGGCATGACGACGTTAACTCAATGCCAGCAGCAGGTGCTGGATATGCTGATTTCTTACCAGAAAGAACGTGGCTTCCCGCCAACCAATCAGGAGGTGGCAACCATGCTGGGATACCGTTCAGTGAATGCAGCGGTGGAGCATCTTCGCGCACTGGAGAAAAAAGGCGTCATTACGATAAAGCGTGGCGTGGCCCGGGGGATAACGCTTCATACCGCAGTGAAGGACGACGACAGCGAGGCGGTCGGGATTATCCGCTCACTGCTTGCCGGTGAGGAAAACGCAAGGCTGCGTGCAGCCCACTGGTTACATGAGAGAGGCCTGAAAGTATGAAGCTGATCTTGCCTTTCCCGCCCAGCGTGAACACGTACTGGCGACACCCCAACAAAGGGGCGTTTGCTGGTAAGAGCCTGATAAGCGCGGCGGGGCGAAAATTCCAGAGCGCGGCGTGCGCAGCAATAGTTGAGCAGTTACGTCGTCTGCCGAAACCAACGTCGGCACCTGCTTCAGTGGAGATCGTGTTGTTTCCTCCGGATAACCGGATCCGCGATCTGGACAACTATAACAAGGCGCTGTTTGACGCCCTGACCCACGCGGGTGTGTGGGAAGACGACAGTCAGGTGAAAAGAATGCTGGTGGAGTGGGGACCGGTTATCCCGGAAGGGAAGGTCGAGATCACTATCAGTAAGTACGAGAAAACGGCGGGTGCAGCCGCCTGATTAAGAGGAGAAACGAAGTATGAATAATCTGATGGTCATTGATGGTATTGAAGTTCGTCGTGATGCTTATGGGCGTTACAGCCTGAACGATCTGCATCGCGCAGCAGTAGCATCTGGTGCAAATGCCAGAACCAAGGAGCCGGGAAAGTTTCTTTCCAGCCAACAAACTGTTGAGCTTGTTCATGAATTGACCAACACCCAGAATTTGGGTGTTGACCCGGTGAGTGTGATTCATGGGGGAAATGAACGGGGAACGTATGTCTGCAAGGAACTGGTGTATGCCTATGCAATGTGGATCAGCCCGTCATTCCATCTGAAGGTGATCCGTACTTTCGATATGGTAACCAGCGCACCGGAAAAATTATCCGGACAGGCTGCTGACAAGATGCAGGCTGGCGTGATCCTGCTGGACTTTATGCGCCGGGAGTTAAACCTGTCTAACTCTTCAGTGCTTGGTGCCTGTCAGAAACTCCAGGAGGCTGTTGGCTTACCGAATCTGGCACCGCGCTATGCCATTGATGCTCCTGCTGACGCGCCTGATGGCTCAAGCCGCCCCACGCTGTCATTGAGTGCACTGCTGAAGCAGTATGGTATCCGCCTGACAGCTAATCAGGCATATCACCAGATGGCGAAGCTGGGGATCGTTGAACAACGTGAACGATACAGCCGCACTGCGATTAACAACATCAAAAAATTCTGGTCGCTGACGGCGAAAGGCTGCATGTTCGGCAAGAACATCACCAGTCCCGCAAATCCGCGCGAGACGCAGCCGCATTTCTTCGAATCCCGATTCCCTGAGCTGTTAAAGCTGCTCGATACCGTTCATTGAGGTGACCGTGAGAGCACTACTGACCCCTGAAATTGCCCCGCGTATGGGGATCGTATTGTTCAGACCAGGTTCAGAGCTGATGCCCTTGTTTATGCAGGGGCGTGTCCTGCTGGAGCCTGAGCCGGAACGTTATTCATCTTTCGCCAGTGGTGCCGTTCCGGCGGCATCACAACCGCTGGCGGATGATCCTGCCGTTCGGGCCGTGTTCCGCAATGAGGCAGTGATCCGTCGTGCTGGTGGAGTGGAATGTCTTGAAAGCTGGTTACTTCGTGAAAAAGGCTGCCAGTGGCCTCATTCCGACTGGCACAGCGAGAACATGACCACAATGCGACACGCTCCGGGCGCAATCCGTCTGTGCTGGCACTGCGATAACCAGCTGCGCGATCAGTTCACGGAACGGCTGGAATCAATGGCAACGGATAACTGTGCCCGCTGGGTGTTGTCTGTTGTGCGTCGGGATCTCGGTTTTGATGATAGTCACGTTGTGACAATGCCGGAACTGTGCTGGTGGCTGATTCGTAATGACCTGGCGGATGCCTTACCGGAAAGTGCAGCCCGTAAGGCACTGAGATTACCGAAGCCTGTTGTGCAGTCTGTCACCCGGGAAAGTGACCTTGTGCCTTCAGTTCCTGCCACCAGCATCATCCAGGATAAAGCGAAAAAGGTACTGGCACTGAAAGTGGATCCGGAGTCGCCAGAGTTTTTTATGTTACGCCCAAAACGTCGCCGCTGGGTTAACGAAAAGTACACGTGCTGGGTTAAGAGGCAGCCGTGTGCATGTTGTGGAAAGCCTGCTGATGATCCCCATCACCTGATAGGTCACGGTCAGGGTGGAATGGGTACAAAAGCGCATGACCTCTTTGTGTTGCCATTGTGCAGAAAGCATCACGACGAGCTGCATGCGGACACCGTGGCGTTTGAAGAGAAGTATGGTTCCCAACTGGAGCTGATTTTTCGATTTATCGATCGCGCGCTGGCAATTGGTGTGCTGGCCTGATTTTGTGGAGAGATTTGATGCGTGATATGTACGAGGTGTTAGACCGCTGGGGAGCATGGGCAGCAGCAGATAACAGCGGTGTGGACTGGCAGCCGATAGCGGCTGGTTTCAAGGGGCTTTTACCTCATGGTAAAAAAACACGCCTTCAGTGTGATGATGATGAAGGGATCATGATAGACGGTTGTGTGGCGCGGTTGCGTAAATATAAACCAGAAGAATATGAATTATTAATTGCTCACTTTGTTATTGGTATTTCACTCCGTACAATCGCAAAGAAACGAAAATGTTCAGATGGTACTGTCAGAAAAGAACTTCAAACTGCACTAGGATTTTTGGACGGGATTTTATCGTTCTTATCTTAAGGTTTAAATTAGCCCTCATTTTTGAGGGCTTTGTTTTTTATTTTTTTGATAAAAATCTTTGAGTTACGTTAGCTAAAACTATAATTGATAGTAAAAGTTGCACGCAAACTATCAGTCTGATAAGTCTTGAATTTGCTAACAAATCACCAAAGGTGGTCGTTGTAGATATTCCTATGCTATAAAATAAGAAATCCCAAAAGTTAAGGTCATCTTTTTTGAGTTTCTCCAGCATAGATTGAGATTTATTCCTTATCTCCATTATTTTCTTTTTATTGTTTATTATTTTTGTTCTTGTTTTCTCAATTTCTTTATTGATTGCGTCAAGCTCATTAACGATTATTGGATCATTAAAGTCGCCGACATGAGATAAGATATAGACATTAGCATCATTCTCTTTATACGCTATTTCAAGGTTTATTTTGGCTATTTCTTCATCTTTGTCGGCCAGCATAATGTTAATCTGACTTTCATTTGTTTTGTTTTTTAAAGATGTTATGGCAGTACGTTCACTATTTTTAGTGATAAGCGTTTTGTGTAAATCTTTCAAACTGTCTGCTATGTATTTTTTGGTGTTTTCGCCCCACTTTATTGATTGTCTTTCACTAATTTGTTTTAATTTTTCTTGCTGTTGAGATAATGTTTTTTCAAGTTCTAAGTTTTCAATTGTTATCTTATTGAATTGATTTGTAAGTGTTAAAATTTGCTCTGCAAATACTTCCCTCGAAACACTGACAGGATCTTCTTTTTTTACCTCATTGTTCGCATATGCTAAATTAACGGCATCATATACAGGTGTAGAGTTGAGAACGTTGTTTTTAATGAAAGAATCTGGATTGACGCTCCAAGTGAAATTGTATATTAAAGCAAAAACTAAAATAATTACTGTATAAGCTATTGCTGGATGTTTTCGGATGCATTTCATTGTAGTGATAACATACTGGTTTAATTACATTTTTATACTTTAACAAAAATGCTAACGCGTACGCAAAAACTATTGTATCGTGTTAAGAGTGGTTACTTCGCCACACAGCTTAAACCCGCCTCCGAGCGGGTTTTTTTGTGCCCAAAAGCGGTCCAGTACAGTAAACGTGCTGGTGGAGGTGAATACCGACTTTTTATCTTGCTGGCTTTTTAGACAAGAGTTATTGGTGTGTCAGGTTAACCAGAAAAGGTAAAAAGACATGCTAAAACAGCAAGATATGACAGAAACCGCCGCCACAGTCCTTCATTTCTTACCTGCTGACAAGTGGATAACGCCCCGTGCGATGACGAGTATTACCGGGGTAAGCGAAGCCCGGTGTCAGTTGATACTGACGCAGTTAGTTTTGGCGGGTCTGGCGAAGGATAGCGGCGGGTATGGGAATAAATTCAGACGCTGCCAGTAATGGCGGTTTCCTGCTGTGAAAATGGGCGGCTGGTGGGTGTTGGTAGCACCTGCCAGCCATTCGCTCATGCTAACTGGTCACAAGCGAACCATGGCCCACTGCTTTAGCGCAAAAGCAGAGTGAGCCTACCAGAGTTACGCTTACTGATCCATGAAAAATACTGTAAAAATAAACAGTGTTGATTTAATCAACGCTGATTGCCTGCATTTTATTCAGTCCCTGCCTGATGATTCCATTGACCTGATTGTTACCGATCCGCCGTACTTCAAGGTGAAACCCAACGGTTGGGACAATCAGTGGAAAGGGGACGAAGATTACCTGAAGTGGCTGGACCACTGTCTGGCCCAGTTCTGGCGGGTGCTGAAACCTGCCGGAAGCCTTTACCTGTTCTGTGGACATCGCCTCGCATCTGATATCGAGATCATGATGCGTGAACGTTTCAACGTTCTTAACCATATTATCTGGGCGAAGCCGTCCGGACGATGGAACGGGTGTAATAAAGAAAGTCTGCGCGCATATTTTCCCGCAACAGAACGCGTTCTGTTTGCTGAACATTACCAGGGACCATATCGCGGCAAAAGTGACGGCTATGCGGCAAAAGAAAGTCAACTCAAACAGCACATAATGGCACCGCTGATTTCGTATTTCAGGGATGCTCGTGCCGAACTGGGTATAACGGCAAAACAGATTGCCGAAGCCACTGGTAAGAAAAATATGGTTTCCCACTGGTTTGGTGCCAGTCAGTGGCAGTTGCCGAATGAGGCTGACTACCGGAAGTTGCAGGCACTGTTTTCCCGTGTAGTGGCAGAGAAGTTTCAGGAACAACAACTGGAACAACCACACCACCAGCTGGTGGCATCTTATGATTCACTGAATCGCAAATATTCTGATTTGCTGGATGAGTTTAAATCTCTCCGGCGTTATTTCTCCGTATCAGTCTCCGTGCCTTATACCGATGTCTGGACGCATAAACCCGTTCAGTTCTACCCGGGTAAACATCCGTGTGAGAAACCGGCGGATATGCTCCGGCAAATAATTAATGCCAGTAGTCGACCAGGCGATCTGGTTGCTGATTTCTTTATGGGATCCGGTTCCACAATAAAAGCAGCAATGGCGCTGGGGCGTCGGGCGTTAGGTGTTGAGCTTGAGTCAGATCGGTTTAACCAGACGGTGAAAGAGGTAAGTGAACTGGTGGGGAAATAATTCTGGTGGCCACGTTGCTTGGCCTTTTTATTTCCAACACAGCACCCGCAAATAATCGCGAGGTGAGAGATGACGAAATGCCTCATAACCCAAATACCTGGCCGGACTGGCTGGAGTTGTTCCAGAGCTGGTGGCGTGGAGATACGCCGCTGGGCGCAGTGATTATGTCGATTGTTATGGCTGGTTTGCGTATTGCCTATTTTGGTGGTGGTGGCGGCTGGAAACGAAAATCACTCGAAATTTTGCTCTGTGGCGCTCTGACGCTGACATTTGCATCCGCGCTTGAGTATGTCGGATGGCCTAAATCGCTTTCTGTTGCCATTGGTGGTGGGGTGGGGTTGATCGGGGTCGATGCAATTCGTGGGGCTGCAATGAGAGTAATCGGTAACAAATTTGGTAGCTCGAAGGAGTAATTTATGCAGGCACTAAATTCCCAGCGTAAAGCTTTCCTTGATATGGTGGCATGGTCAGAAGGAACGGATAACGGGCGACAACCGACACGTAACCACGGTTATGATGTTATTGTTGGCGGCGAACTGTTTACTGATTACTCCGATCACCCTCGCAAACTTGTCACGCTAAACCCCAAACTCAAATCAACAGCCGCCGGGCGTTATCAGCTTCTTTCACGCTGGTGGGATGCTTACCGTAAACAGCTTGGTTTGAAAGACTTCTCCCCCAAAAGCCAGGACGCAGTGGCATTGCAGCAGATTAAAGAGCGTGGTGCTTTACCGATGATTGATCGCGGTGATATCCGTCAGGCTATCGATCGTTGCAGCAATATCTGGGCGTCATTACCCGGTGCAGGTTACGGTCAATATGAGCATAAAATCGGTGACCTGATTGCCCGATTTAAAGAGGCTGGTGGGGTGGTAAATGAAGTTGAGCTATAAGCTGGTTATCGCTGCTTTCTTCGTTACTGTCATTGGTTCTTTTATCTGTTCAGCGAATCATTACCACAATAAAGCTATTGAATACAAAAAGCAGCGTGATGAGAATGCTATGGCATTAGATTCGGCTATGGCGACCATTTCTGATATGCAGAAGCGTCAACGTGACGTAGCAGAACTTGACGCCAGATACACAAAGGAGCTTGCTGATGCTAACGCGACTATCGAAAGCCTCCGTGCTGATGTTTCTGCTGGGCGTAAGCGCCTGCAAGTCGCCGCCACCTGTGCAAAATCAACGACCAGAGCCAGCGGCATGGGCGATGGAGAAAGCCCAAGACTTACAGCAGATGCTGAATTCAATTATTACCGTCTCCGAAGTGGAATCGACAGGATAACCGCACAGGTTAATTACCTACAGGAATACATCAGAACTCAATGCATGAATTAAAAGAGGCAGATTGATCGTGTTTTCGAAGTGTTATACCACGCCCGTTCTGTTAATTTGGCAAAATCTGTTCTGATGCAATGAGTATCGAAAGATTTATTGGACTGGTTGCTTTGGTTATCACTGTTATCGCTGGAGTTGTTGGCCTAGGGCGTATCCGTGGCACTAGTAAAAGAAGAGGTTAAAACTGCTCTGTTATACACTGAAGTTAACGCAGCGGCTAAGCACTCAGCAGCAGGACACCGTGTAGAGGCAACGGAAGAGGCCAGAAATATACAGCAGACTATTAACCATATTCCTGGTGACTCTGTTGAGCGCGGTATGCATAAGAAATACAAACGTACAATTTGAAGTGGTATATTTTTCTTGTTAGTAGATGAATATAATATACCACACAGAATACGATATAATTATTGCTCATGCTTACCTAAATATGAAAAACAATAAAGTTATAAGTAGACAAGTGTTTTGTTACTTTTAATAATTGATGTGATGTATATATTAAGATTGAAAAATTTAATCATTCTTTCCACATATAAATTAAGTGGTTCCCTTAGCTTGTCATTTTTGATGATAAGTGAGAGAATATGAACATTATATGATGGAGATAATATGTCAAACATAAAAATCAAACAAGCTATTGAAAAGATTGCGGAGTTCAGAGCAGCATCTGCTGCGATGGCTGATGCTCACATGGTTCTTATTACAGATCTATTGAACTCAATTGAGGATATCCGCAAAAACTCTGGTGATAATCTCTCTGAGTTTGAAAAAGGACAGGTTGCTCTCTACAAAAAAATTAGCCCAGTTGTGAAAAATGGAATTTCGAGTATTGAAAAATATAATGAGTCTTTAAGTTCAGACTATGTTGAGGCTATGAACTCCTTATCTAAAATTGCGGGAGGGAATTCAAATGTCGATTGAAGATGTTGGAAACATCCTTGATAGATTAAAAGTAGCCAGGATCGAAAATAAAAAAATTGAAGAGTCAGCTGGAAAAGCAGAGGAAAATGCTGTTAACTCTAAGCATACTGATGGTAAAACACGAAGCGCCTTAACTATTACGTTTCTCTGGTTCTTTTTTTGCCTTCTTATTTTTAGCTGTCTTTTTGTTCTTTGGTATAATAATTCTGTTGTGAATTGGGCTTTAGAGTTAAAGAGCAAAGGTGTTGATGATTACGTTCAATATTTAAAGCCACTCGAGCTGGAAAAGGTATTGTCAATAATGATTACTGCCCTTGGTACTTCATTAGGATTTATAATTGGGTATTATTTTAAGGATAAAGAAAATCATTCTTAATATAGAGTTATCTCTAAAGATAACGAATTTTAATAGGAGGGCAGAATGTCTGAACTGAATTATGAAGCAATAGGTCGCTGCAAAATCCTTAATGAAAAGATCAAAGATCTTCATGCTGAATGAATGAAAGCTATTGGTGATTTACGTACTGCTGTCTATGCCCTTCATCAGAAAGGGAATGTAAACCTCATCCCACCAGAAATTGTTGAATTCAACCCCCAATCGCTTACATCCCTTGTAGAGAAGATTGGTCACTATGATGGTGAGCTGATGCGAGCTGTACATGAGTACAACAACTGGTGTGTAGAAGCAGGCGAGAAACCCGTAAAACTTATAAAGCTAGACTGAAACAACAAATTTATGCAAATCATTAGCCTCGCACATGCGGGGCTTTTTTATGCGCACCACACATGCACATCAAAGAGAGTCTTCAATGCCCCCACGAACCCCAAAAGCCTGCCGTGTTCGCGGCTGCCGCCATACCACGACAGATCCGTCAGGCTACTGCGAAAGCCACAAAAGCGAAGGCTGGAAGCAATACAAGCCGGGCCAGTCCCGCCATCAGCGTGGTTATGGTTCGAAGTGGGACGTTATCCGCGCGCGTGTCCTGAAGCGTGACAAAGGCCTGTGTCAGTTATGTCTGCGTGCTGGTGTGGTGCGTGAGGCGAAAACCGTTGACCATATTATCCCTAAAGCGCATGGCGGCACTGATGCCGACAGTAATCTGCAGAGTCTGTGCTGGCCCTGCCATAAGGCGAAGACGGCCCGTGAACGGCTAAAGTGATAATAATTCTCAACTGTCTGTGGGGGAGGGGCGGGTCAAATCCCTGTGACCTGACGTCTTCCGGACTGCCCGCCCCATCGTTTTTTTATACCCGCGAAAAATGAAATTTAACCAGGAGTGCCGCATATGGCTGGAACGGCGGGGCGTTCCGGGCGTCGCCCCAAGCCAACGGCGCGCAAGGCGCTGGCCGGAAACCCCGGCAAGCGAGCCCTGAATAAAGATGAACCTGTTTTTACGCCCATCAAAGGTGTTGAGCCACCGGAGTGGTTCGCTGAAGAAGATCTCCCTCTCGCTACGATCATGTGGCAACTGACAACTAAAGAACTCTGCGGTCAGGGCCTGCTGTGCGTGACTGACCTCGCGGTGCTTGAGCGGTGGTGCGTGGCCTACGAGTTCTGGCGACGTGCCGTGAAAAATATTGCCAGACAGGGCAACACCATCACCGGTGCAATGGGCGGTATGGTCAAAAATCCGGAGCTGACCGCCAAAAAAGAACAGGAGTCCGAGATGAGCAGTACGGGGGCAATGCTCGGACTCGACCCCAGCAGCCGCCAGCGTCTGATTGGCCTGGCGGGGAAGAAGAAAGCCACTAACCCGTTTCTGAAAATCATCGAATCATGAGCCGGAAATCTTACCCCAACGTAAATGCTGCCAATCAGTATGCCCGGGATGTCGTGCGCGGAAAGATTGTGGCCTGCCAGTTTGTGATTCAGGCCTGCCAGCGCCATCTTGATGACCTGATGGCGGAAAAAAGTAAGTCGTTTCGTTACCGCTTCGACAAGGACCTGGCTGAACGGGCCGCCAAATTTATTCAGCTGTTGCCGCACACCAAGGGTGAGTGGGCATTTAAGAGGATGCCCATCACGCTGGAGCCGTGGCAGCTCTTTGTGATCTGCTGCGCGTTTGGCGGGGTCAATAAAGGCTCCCGGCTGCGCCGCTTCCGTGAGGTGTATACCGAAATCCCCCGTAAGAACGGCAAATCGGCAATCTCTGCCGGTGTCGCCCTGTATTGTTTTGCCTGTGATAACGAGTTCGGCGCGGAAGTGTATTCCGGTGCCACGACGGAGAAACAGGCATGGGAAGTCTTTCGTCCGGCAAGACTGATGTGTAAACGCACACCCATGCTGACGGAAGCGTTCGGGATTGAGGTTAACGCCTCAAACATGAACCGTCCGGAGGATGGTGCGCGTTTTGAACCGCTGATCGGTAACCCCGGTGATGGTTCATCACCCCACTGTGCGGTGGTGGATGAATATCACGAGCACGCCACAGATGCGCTTTACACCACGATGCTTACCGGGATGGGGGCGCGACGTCAGCCACTGATGTGGGCTATCACTACCGCCGGGTACAACATTGAGGGGCCGTGCTACGACAAACGGCGGGAAGTCATCGAGATGCTCAACGGCTCGGTGCCTAACGATGAACTGTTCGGGATCATCTATACCGTTGATGAAGGTGACGACTGGACCGACCCGCAGGTGCTGGAAAAAGCCAATCCAAATATTGGCGTGTCGGTTTATCGCGAATTTTTGTTAAGTCAGCAGCAGCGTGCGAAAAATAACGCCCGTCTGGCAAACGTCTTTAAAACAAAACACCTCAATATCTGGGTGTCGGCGCGTTCGGCGTATTTCAACTTGGTGAGCTGGCAGAGCTGCGAGGATAAATCACTGACTCTTGAGCAGTTCGAGGGGCAGCCGTGCATTCTGGCCTTTGACCTGGCGCGTAAGCTGGATATGAACAGCATGGCGCGACTTTATACCCGCGAGATTGACGGTAAAACGCATTACTACAGTGTGGCCCCGCGTTTCTGGGTACCGTATGACACGGTGTACAGCGTCGAGAAAAATGAAGATCGACGGACAGCCGAACGCTTTCAGAAATGGGTGGAAATGGGCGTTCTGACCGTTACCGATGGTGCGGAGGTGGATTATCGCTACATCCTCGAGGAGGCCAAAGCGGCGAACAAAATCAGCCCGGTCAGTGAGTCACCCATCGACCCCTTCGGGGCGACCGGGTTGTCACATGACCTTGCTGATGAAGACCTGAACCCCATCACTATCATTCAGAACTACACCAACATGTCCGACCCGATGAAAGAGCTGGAAGCGGCAATTGAATCGGGGCGCTTTCATCATGATGGCAATCCCATCATGACCTGGTGTATCGGCAACGTGGTCGGCAAAACCATTCCGGGTAACGATGATGTGGTGAAGCCCGTCAAAGAGCAGGCGGAAAACAAAATCGATGGTGCAGTTGCGCTGATTATGGCGGTTGGCAGAGCCATGCTGTACGAGAAAGAAGACACGCTGTCTGACCACATTGAGTCCTATGGGATCCGCTCGCTTTAACTGAGGTAATTATGATCATGCTGATTCTCGCGCCTCTGGTGGGCGTGCTGGGGGCGCTTTTGCTGGCGTATGGTGCCTGGCTGATTTATCCCCCGGCGGGGTTTGTTGTTGCCGGGGCGTTGTGCCTGTTCTGGTCGTGGCTGGTGGCGCGATATCTCGACCGTACACAGTCGTCTGTCGGCGGAGGTAAATAGTGTTCTTTTCGGGATTATTTCAACGAAAAAGTGACGCACCGGTGACCACGCCAGCAGAGCTGGCGGATGCTATCGGGTTGTCCTACGACACCTATACCGGAAAGCAGATCAGCAGCCAGCGGGCCATGCGACTGACGGCGGTTTTTTCCTGTGTCAGGGTGCTGGCGGAGTCGGTCGGGATGTTGCCCTGCAACCTGTATCACCTGAACGGCAGCCTGAAGCAGAGAGCCACTGGCGAACGTCTGCATAAGCTGATCTCCACGCATCCCAATGGCTATATGACGCCGCAGGAGTTCTGGGAGCTGGTGGTCACCTGTCTGTGCCTGCGGGGAAACTTTTACGCCTACAAAGTGAAAGCATTTGGCGAAGTGGCTGAACTGCTGCCCGTCGATCCCGGCTGTGTGGTACCGAAGCTTAACAGTAGCTGGGAGCCGGTCTATCAGGTCACATTCCCGGATGGCTCCACGGATGTACTGAGCCAGGAGGATATCTGGCATGTGCGCACGCTGACGCTGGACGGACTGGTGGGGCTGAATCCCATCGCCTATGCCCGCGAGGCAATATCGCTGGCGGCAGCGACCGAAGAGCACGGGGCCAGACTGTTCAGCAATGGCGCGGTGACGTCGGGTGTGTTGCGTACAGAGCAGACGCTGTCAGATCAGGCTTATGAGCGCCTGAAGAAAGATTTTGAGGAGCGTCACACCGGGCTTGGCAATGCTCACCGCCCGATGATCCTTGAGATGGGGCTGGACTGGAAGTCGATGGCGCTGAACGCCGAGGACAGCCAGTTCCTGGAAACCCGCAAGTTTCAGCTTGAAGAAATCTGTCGTCTGTTCCGGGTGCCGTTGCACATGGTGCAGAACACCGATCGCGCCACCTTCAACAATATCGAAGAGCTGGGGCTGGGATTTATCAACTATTCACTGGTGCCGTATCTGACCCGCATCGAACAGCGGATCAACACCGGACTGGTACGAAAAAGTAAGCAGGGCGTTTATTACGCCAAATTTAACGCCGGGGCGTTACTGCGCGGGGATATGAAGTCCCGTTTTGAAGCCTACGCCACCGGGATCAACTGGGGAATTTACTCTCCCAATGACTGCCGCGACCTGGAAGATATGAATCCGCGTCCCGGTGGTGATGTCTATCTCACACCGATGAACATGACCACGAAACCCTCCGATGGCAGTAAAGCCGGTAAGCAGAAGGATAACGCCAATGCAGACGAAACAACGTCTTGATGTACCGCTGAGTCTGAAATCTGTCAGTGACTCCGGTGAGTTTGAAGGGTATGGCTCCGTCTTTGGTGTAAAGGACAGCCACGATGATGTGGTGATGTCCGGGGCATTTGCTGCTTCCCTGCGGGCGTGGAGTGACAGAAAAGCGTTACCTGCGCTGCTCTGGCAGCACCGCATGGATGAACCCATCGGTGTTTACACCGAAATGAAGGAAGACGATGTCGGGCTTTACGTCAGGGGACGGTTGCTTATTGATGATGATCCCCTCGCAAAACGCGCACATGCACACATGAAGGCCGGTTCGTTAACCGGCCTTTCTATTGGGTACGTCCTGAAAGACTGGGAATACGACCGGAGCAAAGAAGCCTTTCTGCTGAAAGAAATCGACCTCTGGGAAGTCAGCCTGGTGACGTTCCCGTCTAACGACGAGGCGCGGATCAGCGACGTCAAGAACGCACTGGCCCGCGGGGAAATCCCCGAACAGAAAAAAATCGAAAGAGTCCTGCGTGATGTCGGACTCTCCCGTACCCAGGCCAAAGCATTCATGGCCGGGGGCTATGGCGCACTGTCCCTGCGCGACGCTGAGGATGTGGGCTCTGCACTGAATGCACTGAAAAATCTGAACTTCTAATCAGGAGAAATACGATGGCGGTTGATATTAAAGATGTCGAACAGGTCGCGCAGGAGCTGCAGCAGAAGTTTGACGACTTCAAAGCAAAGAACGACAAGCGCGTGGATGCGATTGAGCAGGAAAAAGGCAAGCTTGCCGGGCAGGTGGAAACCCTGAACGGGAAACTCAGCGAGCTGGAAAATCTCAAAAGCGACCTTGAAAAAGAGCTGCTTGAGCTGAAACGTCCAGCTGGTGGAGCGCAAAATAAACTGGCCACCGAGCATAAAGAGGCGTTTGTGGGCTTCCTGCGTAAAGGCCGTGAAGACGGTCTGCGCGATCTGGAGCGTAAGGCATTGCAGGTGGGTACCGATGAAGACGGTGGCTACGCCGTGCCGGAAGAACTGGATCGCAACATTCTTAACCTGCTGAAAGATGAAGTGGTGATGCGTCAGGAAGCCACGGTGATCACCGTTGGCGGTTCCGACTACAAAAAACTGGTGAATCTGGGCGGTACGGCTTCCGGATGGGTGGGGGAAACGGATACGCGATCCCAGACTGCCACCTCCAGACTGGAGCTGATTGAACCTCTCATGGGGGAAATCTACGGCAACCCGCAGGCTACCCAGAAAATGCTGGACGATGCCTTCTTCAACGTAGAGGCCTGGATCAACAGCGAGCTGGCAACCGAATTTGCCGAACAGGAAGAAATTGCCTTTACCTCAGGCGATGGCACCAAGAAGCCGAAAGGGTTCCTGGCGTATGAATCCACTGATGAAACCGACAAGGTCCGGGCGTTCGGCAAACTTCAGCATATTGTATCCGGTGAAGCGACGACGGTGACCGCAGACGCCATTATCAAACTGATTTACACGCTACGTAAGGCACACCGCACTGGCGCGAAGTTCATGATGAACAACAACAGCCTGTTTGCCATCCGTCTGCTGAAAGACAGCGAGGGTAACTATCTGTGGCGTCCGGGGCTGGAACTGGGGCAGCCGTCCTCTCTGGCGGGTTACGGTATAGCTGAAAACGAACAGATGCCGGATATCGCCGCTGATGCGAAAGCCATTGCATTTGGTAACTTCAAACGGGGTTACACCATCGTTGACCGTATCGGCACCCGCATTCTGCGTGATCCGTACACCAATAAACCGTTTGTCGGTTTTTATACCACCAAGCGCACCGGCGGGATGCTGGTCGATTCGCAGGCCATCAAACTGCTGAAGATTGCAGCGGCGTAATCATTCAGGGGCGCGGAACCGCGCCCCCTGTTCTGACGGGTGAAGAATCATGATCCTGAAACAAGATCTGAAATGGTCACCGGACGGTATGCGTGTTGAGGTCATTCGGGCCGGTGAGTATGACGACGGGGCGCTTCCTGCCCGGGTGCAGGAGATTGCACTTCAGGCCGGGTTAGCAGAGCGCGGAACCAGTGCAAAAAGCAGTAAAGCGGCAAAAGAGAAAAAAGCCACGACCAGTAAAGAGGGCTGAGTATGCTTCTGACAATGGAAGAGATTAAAGCCCAACTCCGGCTGGATGAGGATTTCGATGCTGATGACCGCCATCTGCAACTGCTGGCCTGTGCGGCGCAAAAGCGGACGGAAACGTATCTGAACCGGAAGCTCTATGCACCGGATGAAACCATTCCGGACAGCGATCCGGACGGGCTGCACCTGCCGGATGATATTCGTCTGGGGATGCTGATGCTTATCAGCCATTTTTACGAAAACCGCTCTTCGGTTACGGAAGTGGAGAAACTCGACATGCCGCAGAGTTTTGGCTGGCTTGTCGGCCCGTACAGGTACTTTCCGCAATGAAAATTCGTCAGGCGCAGACCAGCGCAACCTACATTCTGCCGGACCCCGGCGAACTGAATAAACGCGTCCTGATCCGCCAGCGGGTGGATATGCCCGCGGATAACTTTGGCGTGGAGCCTTAATATCCGGTTGCGTTCCGGGCATGGGCGAAGGTTGTCCAGACCAGTGCCACTACCTGGCAGGAAACCGCGCAGACCGGAGACGCCATCACCCATTACATCACCATTCGCTACCGCCGGGGGATCACCGCTGATTATGAGGTGGTCTGCGGTGACAGTGTGTACCGGGTGAAACGTCAGCGTGATCTGAACGGGGCGCGGCGCTTTCTGCTGCTGGAGTGTACGGAGCTGGGCGAATTTACGCAGAGTCACGGAGGCAACAATGGCGACTTCCTTTTTGCACGTTGATTTTCAGCAGCCCGCGGAGATGCGCTTTAACCGCGCCCGTGTCCGGCGGGCGTTTGTCACGATTGGTCAGCGTCATATGCGTGATGCCCGTCGGCTGGTGATGCGCCGTGCGCGGTCGGCACCGGGTGAAAACCCCGGTTATCAGACCGGACGCCTGGCTCGTTCGATTGGTTACATGGTACCCAGAGCCAGTAAACATCGTCCTGGTTTTATGGCACGTATAGCCCCTAACCAGCGTAATGGAGAGGGAAACCGCCGTATCACCGGTGATTTTTATCCGGCTTTTTTGTTCTATGGCGTGAGGCGAGGGGCAAAGCGTCGTCGCAGCCATCATCGTGGTGCATCCGGTGGCAGCGGCTGGCGACTGGCTCCACGTAATAACTTCATGGTGGAAACGCTTGAAAAGAACCGCAGCTGGACACGCTATTTTCTGGCGCGGGAATTGCGTAAATCACTGAAGCCGGAGCGACGACACAGATGAAACTGACGCCTGTTATTGCTGCACTGCGTGCCCGCTGTCCGTATTTTGAAAACCGGGTTGCAGGCGCGGCCCAGTTCAAAAATCTGCCGGAGGTCGGAAAGCTGAAACTCCCGGCGGCATATGTTGTACCGGGTGATGATTCTCCGGGAGAAAACAAAAGCCAGACCGACTACTGGCAGGAGCTGAAAGAGGGTTTCTCCGTGGTTGTCATACTGAGTAACGGGCGTGATGAGCGCGGTCAGTTTGCCTCGTATGATGTGGTGGACGATGTCCGGCAGATGCTCTTTAAGGCCCTGCTGGGCTGGAACCCGGAAGCGTGCGGTAACCCGATTACCTATGACGGCGGCACTCTACTGGATCTGAATCGTCATGAGCTGATTTATCAGTTCGATTTTTCGGTCATCAGCGAGCTGACCGAAGACGATACCCGCCAGCAGGATGAGCTGAACAGTCTGGATGAACTGCGAACGCTGGCGATTGATGTTGATTATCTCGATCCCGGTAACGGGCCTGACGGCGATATCGAACATCACACCGAAATAACCCTTCCTTCCTGAGAATCTTCATGTTTGTGAAACCTGTTAAAGGGCGGTCAGTGCCTGACCCTGCCCGCGGTGACCTTTTGCCCACCGAAGGGCGAAATGTTGACGAGAACAACTACTGGCTGCGCCGTGAAGCAGCGGGTGATATCCGGCGCGTGAATAAAAAGGTGAACACCGATGACGATAAGCTTTAACACCATTCCGTCGAATACGCTGGTTCCGCTGTTTTATGCGGAAATGGATAACCAGGCGGCGAATACTGCACAGGACAGCGGAGCATCGCTGCTGATTGGTCATGCCAATAACGGTGCAGAGATTGTTGCCAACAGTCTGGTGCTGATGCCGTCGGCAGACTATGCACGCCAGATTTGTGGTGCGGGAAGTCAGCTGGCGCGTATGGTCGAGGCTTATCGCCAGACCGACCCGTTTGGTGAGCTGTATGTGATTGCCGTTCCGGAAGCCACAGGCGCGGCGGCAACGGTTACGCTGACGGTGACCGGGGAAGCAACCGAAAGCGGCACGGTGAATGTCTATGTGGGACGTACCCGCGTGCAGGCTCCGGTGACCAACGGCGATAACGTCACGACGATTGCCAGCAGTATCAAAGATGCCATCAATGCCGTTCCGACTCTGCCGTTTACAGCTTCATCTTCGGCTGGTGTTGTCACGCTGACCGCGCGTCATAAGGGGCTTTGCGGGAATGAAATTCCTGTCAGCCTCAATTACTACGGCTTCGGTGGGGGCGAAGTGCTGCCAGCGGGCGTACAGATTGCCGTGGCGACGGGGACCGCCGGAACGGGCGCTCCGGTTCTCACCGGCGCGGTGGCTGCAATGGCGGATGAGCCGTTTGATTATATCGGTCTGCCGTTCAACGACACGGCCTCCGTTAACACGCTGGTGACCGAGATGAACGATACCAGCGGTCGCTGGAGCTATGCGCGTCAGCTGTATGGTCATGTGTATACGGCAAAGACCGGCACACTGTCAGAACTGGTGAACGCAGGTGACCAGTTTAACCAGCAGCACATCACCCTGGCGGGGTACGAAAAAGAGACCCAGACGCCTGCCGACGAGCTGGCGGCAAGCCGTACCGCCCGCGCAGCGGTGTTTATCCGCAACGATCCGGCACGTCCCACGCAGACCGGTGAGCTGGTGGGTATGTTGCCTGCGCCGAAGGGGAAACGGTTCACGATGACCGAGCAGCAGACCCTGCTGTCTCATGGCGTGGCAACGGCGTATGTCGAAAGCGGGGGGCTGCGCATTCAGCGTGATGTCACCACGTACAGGAAAAATGCTTACGGGGTTGCGGATAACAGCTACCTCGACAGCGAGACGCTGCATACCAGCGCGTATGTACTGCGCAAACTGAAATCCGTCATTACCAGTAAGTACGGGCGTCACAAGCTTGCCAGCGACGGTACCCGCTTTGGTCCCGGTCAGGCGATTGTCACCCCGGCGGTAATCAAAGGGGAACTGCTGGCAACCTACCGTCAGCTTGAGCGTGCGGGGATCGTGGAAAACTACGAACTGTTTAAGCAGTACCTGGTTGTGGAGCGTGATGCCAGCGATCCGAACCGCCTGAACACGCTGTTCCCGCCTGACTATGTTAACCAGTTGCGTGTTTTTGCCGTGGTTAACCAGTTCCGTCTTCAGTATTCAGAGGAGTCTGCATAATGGCCCGTATCGGGGGAACCTGTTATTTCAAAATTGACGGTCAGCAGCTATCGCTGACCGGCGGCATTGAGGTGCCCATGAACAGGACGGTCAATGATGACATCATCGGCCTGGACGGTTCAGTGGACCGCAAGGAAACTCACCGTGCGCCTTATGTCAAAGGGACCTTCAAGGTGCCGAAGAATTTTCCGGTGAGCAAAATCACCTCGTCTGATGAGATGACCATCACTGCCGAGCTGGCGAACGGTCAGGTCTATGTATTGTCGTCCGCCTGGCTGCACGGAGAAGCGAACCATAATGCCGAAGAAGGCACGGTTGATCTTGAGTTCCACGGTGAAGAAGGGGATTACCAGTAATGAAAGAGCTTGAGTTAAAGAAACCGATTATCGCTCATGGTGAGACACTCTCCGTACTGGAGTTTGATGAACCCACCGGGAAGGATGTCCGCGAGCTGGGGTATCCCTACCAGATGAATCAGGATGAGTCCGTCAGACTTCTGGCGCATGTGGTGTCGAAATACATTGTGCGGCTGGCGAAAGTGCCGCAAAGCTCTGTCGACCAGATGTCTCCGGCAGACCTGAATGCAGCGGCGTGGCTTGTGGCTGGTTTTTTCCTCCAGGCCTGACGGCTGAATACCTCACTGATCGCTTCTTTGACTGCGCCAGCTACTGGCGCATTAATCCCTTCGAATTGCTGAATATGCCGATCAGTGAAATTCCCTTGCTGGTCAGTCAGGCAAACAGGATAGAGCAGGAGAAACGCACACATGGCTGAATTTGAGCTTAAGGCGTTGATCACCGGTGTCGACAGGCTTTCTCCCGCGCTGTCGAAAATGCAAAAGAAAATCCGGGGATTTAAACGCCAGGCGGAAGAGGCGTCACAGGGTGGGCTGGCGCTTGGTGGCGGACTGGCAGCGGGGCTGACGCTTTCCCTGAAATCTTATGCCGATCAGGAAAACGCCGCTACCGGGCTGAAAGTCGCCATGATGGATGCGAACGGCGAGGTTGGAAAGAGCTTTCAGGACATCAATAAACTGGCTATTGGCCTGGGTAACCAGCTACCCGGTACAACGGCTGATTTCCAGAACATGATGCAGATGCTGGTGCGTCAGGGGATCCCGGCAGAAAACATTCTGGGTGGTGTGGGTAAAGCGACAGCTTATCTTGCGGTACAACTGAAAAAAACACCGGAAGCGGCTGCCGAGTTTGCCGCAAAGATGCAGGATGCTACCGGAACGGCCTCAGAAGACATGATGGGGCTGTTCGACACAATTCAGAAGGCGTTTTATCTGGGCGTTGACGACACCAACATGCTGTCATTCTTCACTAAAACCAGCTCTGTTCTGAAGATGGTGAATAAGGACGGTCTTCAGGCTGCACAGAGTCTTGCCCCCATCAGTGTCATGATGGATCAGATGGGGATGAACGGGGAGTCGGCAGGTAATGCCCTGCGAAAAGTTATCCAGTCCGGATTAAGCGTTAAGAAAATCAGGGACGTCAATAAAATCATGGCCCGCCAGAAACTCGGGGTACAGCTCGATTTTACTGATGGCAAAGGGAGTTTTGGCGGTCTTGATAACATGTTCAGGCAACTGGCAAAGCTGCGAAAACTGACCGACGTTAAGCGAACCGGTGTACTTAAGGCAATATTTGGTGATGATGCCGAAACCCTTCAGGTGGTCAATGCACTAATCGATAAAGGAAAGGATGGCTACGATCAGAGCCAGCAGAAGATGAATAAACAGGCCAGCCTGAATAAACGTGTTCAGGCTCAGCTTGGTACGCTGTCCAACCTGTGGGAGGCAATGACGGGGACCGCAACTAACGGTCTTGCAGCTATTGGCGGCGCATTTTCTGGTGACGCCAAAAATATCACGCAGTGGCTGGGGGTGTTGGGGGAGAAATTCACGAAGTTTGCGGATGAAAATCCCCGGGGTATTCGCGGCGTCGTCGGGCTTGCTGCCGGTCTTGCGATTCTGAAACTGGGATTGATGGGCGTGGGCAGTGCCATCAGTATTGTCAGCAGGATTATGTCGATGACGCCGATTGGCATGATTGCGACGGCGATTGCTCTGGCTGCGGGATTAATTATCACTAACTGGGATGTTGTCGGACCTTATTTTAAGAAGCTCTGGGAAACCATTGGTCCTTATTTTGAGGCTGGCTGGGAACTTCTGAAGAAGGTTTTTGCCTGGTCGCCGCTGGGGATGGTGATCAATAACTGGGGACCGGTTGTTAAGTGGTTTCAGGATATGTGGGATAAGCTGAAGCCAATTATTGAGTGGTTTACCGACAGTTCCGGTGACACGGTCGATGCCATTAACTCTGCGCAGTGGGGCGCGGGTGCTTATGATGCTTATGGGACGGGAATACCGGCGCGGGGATACACACCTTATCCGGCGGTAGATCTGGCTCAGTCAAACAACGCCTCCGATGCCACAGGCCCGAATCCCTTCATGATTAACAAAGCTTCTGCGCCAAAAGTTGATGGTGAGATCAAGGTCTCTTTTGTGAATTCGCCTCCGGGTATGCGGGTTATGGAAACGCGATCCAGCGGTTTTGATGTCAGCCATGATGTTGGCTATACGCGCTTTGGCAGGTAATGAAAAATTAATCTGTTAATGAGTCCCACTCCGGTGGGATTTTTTATGTACGGAGTTTATATGACGTGGAAAGACAGACTTCAGGACGCGTCATTTCGCGGTGTGCCGTTTAAGGTTGAAGAAGAAAGTGCGGGAACCGGTCGTCGTGTGGAAACGCACGAATACCCGAACCGCGACAAACCCTATACCGAAGACCTGGGGAAAATCACTTTCCGCCCGTCCATCACGGCTTATGTGGTGGGAGATGACTGCTTTGACCAGCGCGATCGCCTGATTGACGCGCTGAATAAACCCGGTCCCGGCACGCTTGTCCATCCGACATACGGTGAGCTGAAAGTCTGTGTTGACGGGGAAGTTCGGGTCAGCACATCGAAAAGTGAAGGACGTATTGTCCGCTTTGACCTGAAGTTTGTCGAAGCAGGAGAGCTCTCTTACCCCACATCAGGTGCGGCGACGGCGCAGACGCTGATGTCATCCTGTTCTGCACTGGATGACTGCATCAGTGACAGCTTCAGCGGTTTCAGTATCGATGGCGTGGCGGATTTTGTGCAGAACGACGTCGTTGGTAATGTCAGCACAATGCTTGGGTATGTTTCTGATGCGATGAAAGTGGTGGATTCTGCCGTATCGGATGCGGCCAGGCTGTTGCAGGGGGATATCTCGGTACTTCTGCCGCCACCATCGTCAGGCAAAAATTTCGTTGAGCAGGTGCAGAAAATGTGGCGTACCGGGAAACGCCTTTATGGTAACGCCAGCGACCTGGTCACCATGATCAAAACGCTTTCCGGTGTCAGCCTCGGCAGCGATCTGCAACCGCGCGGCGTCTGGAAAACGGACAGTAAAACCACCGCCACGGCGACACAGCAGCGTAACGTGGTTGCCAGCACCCTTCGTACGATCGCAATCAGCGAAGCGGCGTATGCCGTCACCCGATTGCCTGCGCCAACAACTTCCGCGGTGATGCAGAATGCCGCAGTGGGGCAGGCAACAACACCCGCGCAGAGCACTGGCTGGCCTTCCGTCACGCATCCGGCACTGAACAATGCACCGGCGGTGAAAAACACGGTTGACCTGCCGACGTGGGAAGAACTGACTGACATTCGCGACACACTGAATACGGCAATTGATAAGGAGTTGTCCCGTACAACCAGTGATGCGCTGTTTCTGGCGCTGCGCCGGGTGAAAGCAGATCTGAATGCGGATATCAACACGCGCCTTGAACAGTCTGCACGGATCATTCAGCGCACACCGGATGAGGTTTTACCCGCGCTGGTGCTGGCGGCGACCTGGTTTGATAACGCGGCGCGTGACGCGGACATTATCCGGCGTAATGCCATTACGCATCCCGGCTTTGTGCCGGTGATCCCTCTGAAGGTGCCAGTGCAATGAACGACAATGTCACGCTACGGGTAAATGGCCGGGAGTGGAATGGCTGGACATCGGTGCGCATCGGTGCCGGTATTGAACGGCTGGCGCGGGATTTCAGTGTGGAGATCACCCGCCAGTGGCCGGGTGATGAGGGTATCACCACGCTTCAGCCGCGCATTAAAAACGGTTCAAAAGTGGAGGTGCTGATTGGTGATGAGCTGGTGATCACCGGCTGGGTGGAGGCTACGCCCGTTCGTTACGATGCCCGTTCGGTCAGCACCGGTATTGCCGGACGCAGTCTGACCGCTGACCTGATTGATTGTGCAGCCGAACCGACACAGTTTAACGGACGATCACTGGTACAGATTGCGCAGGCGCTTGCTGCGCCCTTCGGCATTGAGGTGGTGAACAGCGGTGCGCCGTCGGGTGTTATTCCTGATGTCCAGCCTGATCACGGTGAAACGGTGATCGAGGTGATTAACAAAATACTCGGTCAGCAGCAGGCGCTGGCTTATGACGACCCGCACGGCAGGCTGGTGGTTGGCGGTATTGGCTCAACGCGGGCACATACCGCGCTGGTACTCGGGGAAAACATCCTTTCCTGCGATACGGAGAAGAGTATCCGGGAGCGGTTTTCTGTTTACCAGGTGGCGGGGCAGCGTGCCGGAAACGACGATGATTTCGGTGAGGCCACCACCACCGCGCTGCGGGCCCGCACAGAGGACGCATTTATTGCCCGTTACCGTCCGATGTATATCAGGCAGACAGGGCAGGCCACGGGGGCAGGCTGTATTGCGCGTGCTGACTTTGAAGCCCGGCAACGGGCGGCGCGGACGGATGAAACCATCTATGTGGTGCAGGGCTGGCGACAGGGTAACGGTACGCTGTGGCAGCCCAACCAGCGGGTGATTGTCTTTGATCCGGTCTGTGGTTTCGACAATACCGAACTGCTTGTATCGGAAGTCACGTTTACTCAGGGCCAGAACGGTACCCTGACGGAAATCCGTGTCGGCCCGCCTGATGCTTATCTGCCTGAACCCGAAGATCCCGGCGCGCGGAAAAAGAAAAAAGCCAGAGTACAGGAGGACCCGTTCTGATGAGGGCGATTGAAACCATACAGCGACAACTCCTCGGGCTGATTGGGCGGGCCGTGGTGAAAAGCATCAGTGCCGCCACGAAATGTCAGACCGTGGATGTGTCCCTGATTGCCGGTGAACCCAAAGCCGGGGTTGAACATCTTGAACCTTACGGTTTTACCGCAAGGGCAAACAGCGGTGCGGAAGCGGTGGTGTTGTTTCCGGATGGTGACCGTTCTCATGCGGTGGTTGTTACGGTGTCGGACCGGCGTTACCGCCTGAAAGGGCTGCAGACGGGTGAGGTGGCTGTCTATGACGATCAGGGGCAGTCCGTGACGCTGACCCGGGAGGGGATCGTGGTGGACGGTGCAGGTAAAACGATCACGTTTCGCAATGCACCTGAAGCACGTTTTGAAATGGATCTGGAAGTGACCGGACAGGTGAAAGACCTGTGCGACTCCGGCGGCACCACCATGTCAGCGATGCGGCTTGCCTATAACGGGCATCGTCACAGAGAGAACGGTCAGGGCAGTAACACCGATAAACCTGATAAAGCGATGGAGGCATGATGGAACTGTGGCTGACGGTGAACGGTAAACGCACCTGCGCCAGCGCACCGCTGGATCCGCTGACCCGCGCCGTGGTGATTTCCCTGTTCACCTGGCGGCGGGCGGAGCCTGATGACTATGCCGACGTCCCAATGGGATGGTGGGGGGATACCTGGCCTGCGGTACAGAATGACCGTTACGGCTCCCGACTGTGGCTGCTTCAGCGCAGCAAACTGACCAATCAGCTGGTGCAGACGGTAAGGGGATATATCCGCGAATGCCTGCAATGGATGATTGATGACGGCGTGGTGTCCCGTATTGATCTGGATATCCGCCGCACCGGGATTAATGAGCTGGGTAACAGTATCATCCTCTGGCGTCGTGATGGACCAGTAGTGATTTCTTTTGATGATCTGTGGAGTGCGATAACGCATGGCGGACAGTGAATTTCAGCGCCCGACGCTGGCAGAAAATATCAGTATGCTCCGTAACGATTTATTCGCCAGGCTGGACGTCAGCGACACGCTCCGGCGCATGGATGAAGACGTGCGGGCAAAGGTGTATGCGGCGGCGCTGCATACGGTCTACGGTTACATCGATTATCTGGCAATGAATATGCTGCCTGACCTGTGCGATGAGTCCTGGCTGGCGCGACATGCTGCGATGAAACGGTGTCCGCGCAAGGGAGCCACGGTTGCCAGCGGGTATATGCGCTGGGAAGGTGTCAGCGATGGCCTGAAGGTGACTGCCGGGAGTGTTATTCAGCGCAATGACCTGGTGCAGTACACGACAACTGACGATGCAATCAGCTCCGGTGGTGTCCTGCGTGTGCCGATCGCCTGCTCAAGTGCAGGTGCGGTTGGTAACGCTGACGACGGTACGGCATTAATCCTGGTCACGCCGGTGAATGGTCTGCCGTCTTCCGGCGTGGCTGACACCCTGACAGGCGGATTTGATACTGAAGAGCTGGAAACGTGGCGCGCCCGCGTCATTGAGCGGTATTACTGGACGCCGCAGGGCGGGGCTGACGGGGACTATGTCGTCTGGGCTAAAGAAGTACCTGGCATTACCCGCGCATGGACATACCGACACTGGATGGGAACGGGGACTGTCGGTGTGATGATTGCCAGCAGTGACCTGATTAATCCCATTCCGGAAGAATCAACGGAAACGGCAGCAAGACAACATATCGGGCCACTGGCCCCGGTGGCAGGCTCTGATTTGTATGTATTCAGGCCGGTGGCACATACGGTGGATTTTCATATCCGCGTGACGCCGGACACACCAGAAATACGGGCTGCCATCACCGCCGAGTTGCGTTCGTTCCTGCTGCGTGATGGTTATCCGCAGGGAGAACTGAAGGTATCGCGTATCAGTGAGGCGATTTCCGGTGCGAACGGGGAATACAGCCATCAATTGCTTGCACCGGCGGACAATATCTCCATTGCAAAAAATGAACTGGCGGTTCTGGGGACGATTTCATGGACGTGACAAACGATGATTACATCCGTCTGTTGTCGGCACTGCTGCCGCCCGGTCCGGCGTGGTCAGCCAGCGATCCGGCGATTGCCGGTGCGGCACCGTCATTAACTCGTGTTCATCAGCGTGCGGATGCCCTGATGCGGGAGCTGGATCCGCGCACCACCACCGAACTGATAAATCGCTGGGAGCGTCTGTGCGGCCTGCCGGATGAATGTATTCCCGCAGGGACACAGACCCTTCGCCAGCGTCAGCAACGGCTGGATGCGAAGGTTAACCTGGCGGGTGGCATCAACGAGGATTTTTATCTTGCACAGCTTGCTGCCCTGGGCAGACCAGATGCCACCATCACGCGATACGACAAAAGCACGTTCACCTGCTCATCGGCCTGTACTGACGCTGTGAATGCGCCGGAATGGCGGTATTACTGGCAGGTCAACATGCCAGCCGCCACCAACACCACCTGGATGACATGTGGCGATCCCTGTGATTCCGCGCTGCGTATCTGGGGCGACACCGTTGTCGAGTGTGTGCTTAACAAACTCTGCCCGTCGCATACCTACGTAATTTTTAAATATCCGGAGTAATCCATGCATCGTATAGACACGAAAACCGCGCAGAAGGATAAGTTCGGCGCGGGTAAGAACGGTTTTACCCGTGGTAACCCCCAGACAGGCACGCCTGCCACCGATCTGGATGATGACTACTTTGACATGTTGCAGGAAGAACTCTGCAGCGTGGTGGAGGCATCCGGTGCCAGTCTGGAGAAGGCGCGGCACGACCAACTGCTTACCGCGCTTCGTGCGCTGCTGTTAAGCCGCAAGAATCCGTTTGGCGATATCAAATCGGATGGCACGGTGAAAACGGCTCTCGAAAACCTTGGT